CAGTCAAATGTGTCTTCTCCTCGGCCCCGCAGGTGCCGGAAAATCTACAGTCATGCGAGAGAAGACGCTGCCCGCTTTTGAAGCAGCACACCCTGGAGAGTTTGCACTTTTCATCACACCTACCCGCGATCTCCAGACGAAGTACGAATCCTCCATCAGCTACCCACATTGTGCGAAGACGATGCACACCGCCGCCCATGCCCTGGCCTCAAGGAAAATTAAACCGTCCCTCATCATCGTGGACGAGTGTTTCCTCTATCCACTACCCTATCTTTGCTGGCTCACACAGTTCAGTAAGGTTGTGTTACTGGGGGACACCCAACAGCTCGGGCATATCGATTTCGGCAACATGTGGAATGGCTGTGTTAAGTTGGAGGACATGCTCCACCTCATTCACACCGAAACACTCACCACCACACACCGCATGCCCCAAGACATCGCAGCCCTCCCGTTTATCAAGCTGCAATATCCCGGACTCAACACTACCTCCAAAGTGGAGAGTTCAATCCATTTCGTAGGACCCACATTCACCAAACCAGGCGCCCAACTCATCACCGCCCTTCAAGCCACCAAAGACCGCTTCGGCAACGGCGCCCGCACCATCCATGAAGTTCACGGAGGCACTTTTGAGGACGTCATCCTCCACCTCGACGGATCACCTGCAGAGAAAAATCTGCTCAAGAAATCCCGTGCGCACTTAACTGTCGGCCTCACCCGCCACAAGAAGAACATCTTCGTGCGAGAGGAAGAGGATGGCCTCCTCACTACCTACATGAACATGGATCCCGCCCTCGTCATCCTAGCTGACCCTTCCGGAACCAACGTAATTGCCCCTGACCTCCCGGTTGAGCCTGACCAACGCTCAACTCAAGTTTCCATCATGCATTCCACCGACGAGGAATACGTCCCACAAGAGGTCGCCACCGACCTAGCCATGGACATCCTGCAGAAACTGTATCCCGGCCCAACTGAAACCCACGAGTACCAAGCCGTCATCACCACCGACATCCCAAACGACGGCGGAGCTAAAGGTACCATCCGGCCCGACGCCCTTGACGGAGACACAGACTATGAGGGTAAGCGACACGTCGTTTACCGTTTCCAAGGTGCCCAACGCGTGAAAATCACCAACGCTAGGCACCAAATGGTCGCCCTGAGCAGTCTCATGGCCCGATACGCCAAAAAGACCAAAATGCTCA